GAGCCCCCAGCACAAAACGTCCGTGATGACATTCCAGGCATCTACGAACACTTGCTTCACCAGGAGCAGTACCCACTCCGCAAAGCCAACAATCTTGGCAAGCAGCGCAGAGAAGAACTTAAAGATCGACGCCATATCAGCCTCCGAAAATCAGCGCACGGCAAAGGAACAGGGAAGAGACGAGCAGAATGGATTTCACGAAGTCCAGGACGTAGCAGATCGACATAAAGTCCATCGAGCCATAGTTCGCCCAGGTTGCAATGTTGAAGCTCAGGCCAAAGGCTGGGCAGCTACCGCTAAAACTGGGTACGAAGCTTTTCAGGAAAGAGATGAACGCAGAGTTATCAAAGGACGCCTGATTCTTTTCCCAGACAGACTTAAAGCCCTCTTTGTACTTCTGCTCATAGAAGGGAGTCACATCGGGAAAATCCTTATCCTCGAACGCGTATTCCCTATCTAGCGGGTCGTCCTCTTCCTGCTCTGGAGTCGACGAATTGTCTTCTGTGCTTTCGTGACTAACGGTTTGTGTGCCATCAGGGTTAGTTGTGGTCGTAGTCGTGTCATCGCGCCACGTAAAA